CAAGGCGCTGAAAGCCTCGTCCTGGAACGACACCATAAAGCACGGTGTGCGGGCCTCGAAGCCGGTCTACTTCGCGCAGATGCAAATCTACATGGCCTACATGGATCTGCCCGTGGCGCTGTTCACGGTGCTCAACAAGGACACCCAGGCCCTCCACCACGAGGTGGTGCCGTTTGATGCCATCGAGGCGCAATTGCTCTCCGACAAGGCTATCGATGTGATCCAGGCGGCGGACGCCGGTGAGCTTCCGCCCCGCATTTCTAGCCATTCCGATTTTTACCTTTGTCGCTGGTGCGCTTACGCCCGGCGCTGTTGGGAGCATGCTTCATGACCTTCATACCATCCCCCTTGCAAACCAATGCCATCGCCGAGATCAAGGACTGGTTCAACAATCGAACCAAAAAGCAGCAGGTGTTTCGAGTGTTTGGCTATGCCGGATCGGGGAAAACGACCATCACCAAACACGCTATTGATGAGCTCGGCCTCTCGACCATGAACCCCAATGGTGGCCAGGGCGGCGTTCTGTTTGCGGCATTTACCGGCAAGGCCGCCCTAGTCATGAGCCGCAAGGGCACACCGGCCTCTACCATCCATAGCCTCATCTATCGCGTCTCGGAAGCGACCCCCGAAGAGGTCGCCCGGGTCGAGGAAGAAGCCGCAAAACTGAGTTCAAGCATTCTGACCATGCCCGCGGCGGAACGCGCCTTTGCCTCCGAACGCCTGAAACGTCTGGAACTGCGTCTCGCCGACATTCACAAGCCCCAGTTTGTTCTCAATGAACAATCTCTGGTGCGTGATGCCGACCTCATCGTCCTGGATGAAGTCTCCATGGTCGGTGAAGAGATGGCCGGCGATCTTCTCGCCTTCGGCAAACCCGTCCTGGTGCTGGGCGATCCGGGCCAATTGCCTCCCATCAAGGGGGCCGGTGCGTTCACACAGGCCACCCCAGACATCATGCTCACCGAGGTTCACCGTCAGGCCGGGGACAGCGCCATTATCCGTCTGGCCACGCTGGCCCGCGAGGGCCTGCCCATCCCACAGGGTCAACATGACGAGCATGTCTGGAAGATGTCGCGGCGGGACGTGTCACCAGCGCAAATGCTCATGGGTGGCCAGGTCATTTGTGGAATGAACGCCACCCGGCGGCAACTCAACAACGCCATGCGGCAGGCGGCTGGTTTTGCCAACAACTATCCCACGGGCCGCAACGAAAAACTCATCTGCCTCAAGAACCGTCACGACCTCGGTCTGATCAACGGCATGTTTATCGACCTCACGGACATTCGTGATGAAGGCCCCCTCGCGTTGAGCGCCGAGGTCAAGACCGAGGACGGTGTTTCAATACCGGGCCGGGTCAAAATCTACAAAGGTCATTACGACGACCATGTCGCCTTTGATCGAGAGCGGTCGCGCCGGGACTGGCGGGATATTCGGGGCTTGGTTGAGAGTGATTGGGGTTATGCCATCACCTGTCATAAGAGCCAGGGCTCGCAATGGCAAAACGTTCTCGTCTACGACGACGGCCTTGGCCGGACGCCGGAGGAAAGAGCACGCTGGCTCTACACCGCAATCACGCGGGCGGAACGGGGGCTGGTGATCCTTGATTGATTTTAATGACGTCGCCCCGCAGCGCACAAAGCCGGTTCACTATGATCTGGACGCCATCGTCGCCCGGTTGCGAGACACGGCGGAGCATTGGGTACCACAGTACTTTCCCAATGGCCGTCGCAATGGCGACGAATGGCGGCTGGCCAACATCCTTGGTGACGCGCCACGCAAACAGGGATCTTGCGTCATCACCTTGAAGGGCGATCACGCCGGGGACTGGATCGATTTTGACGGCAATGGCAGCGGCGGCCCCCTGAGCACGTTGGAGCAGGCCACTGGTCTTTACGGCACGGAGTTGTTCGCTTATGCCGCTCAGGAAACAAATTGCTCTCTAAGCACCACGCCTCCCCGGCATGATACGGCTAAAACACCGCCGCAAAATCGCGATGCCAAAACGGCGCGCGAGATCATCTTTATTCATTCCCATGGCCAGCCGCTCAAAGACACCCCCGCGGCAACCTATCTCAAAAACCGGAATCTCGATATTCCCGATACGCCGGATTTGCTGTTTCACGCCGACCTGACGCATTGGGAAACAAAATCAGGATATCTCGGCATGATCGGTATCGTGCGCGACTGCAAGGAGGCAATCACAGGGCTGCACCGCACTTACCTTCAGGAAACGGACAATACAGTAACCAAAGCAGACATCACAAAATCCCGCAAGATGCTGGGCAAAATCTCTGGCGGCGCGGTTCGGCTAGCCGGCATCAGTGCAAACGGCTCACTCGGGATTTGCGAAGGCATTGAGACCGGCCTCGCCGTCATGACGGCTTGTCCCGAACTACCGGTCTGGGCGGCGCTTTCCACCAAGGGGATGGAGCAAATCATTCTGCCGCCCGAAGCGCACAATATCGTTCTTTTGGCCGACAACGACGCCAGTGGCGCTGGGCTCAGGGCGGCCACGAAAACGGCGCAGCGGCTACATTCGCAAGGGCGGCGCGTTTGGATCGCTATCCCGCCCAGAGCGGGGGATGATTTTAATGACCTGCTTCTCAAGGAGGGTCGAGAGGCGGTCCGCGTCATTGTGCATGACACCCCCGAAGACATCGACAAGATGGACAGTGAGCCCGGCAAGGAGATCGCAGCAACGGAAGCCAATGAGGACGCCATTGCCAGGGCGTTTTCGGCAAGGTTCAAGAATACACTCCGCTTCGATCACCACCGTGGCCGCTGGTTCCAGTGGGATAGTACGCGCTGGAAACTGGAAGAAACCAAGCTCGCCTTCGCCTGGTGCCGCAATGAATGTCGCCGGGCTGCCCTGTCCCTCAATCTACCGCCCAACGATGCCGCCAAGCTGGTTCGTGCCAGCACGGCGGCGGCCGTAGAGCGCTATGCCCAGAGCGACCGGGCCCATGCCGTCATCTCCGATGTCTGGGACCCGGACCGCTTTACCATGGGGACGCCGGGCGGAACCGTCGATCTGCGCACAGGCGTTTTGCACCAGGCTGAGCGTGAGGACTACATCACCCGGCTGACCGCCGTCGCACCGGACAATCTGGCAAGCTGCGAGGTATGGCTGCGCTTTTTGCATGACGCCACCCAGGGGGACGAGGGCCTGATCCGTTTCTTGCGCCAGATGTCCGGCTACTGCCTGACCGGCGACATCCGGGAACACGCTCTGTTCTTCATCTACGGATCGGGCGGCAACGGCAAATCGGTGTTCCTCAATACAATCAACGGCATCCTCGCCGAATATGCCCAGACGGCGGTCATGGACGCCTTTACCGCATCAGCCTACGACAAACATTCGACCGATATTGCCATGCTGCGCGGGGCTCGCATGGTGTCGGTTTCCGAAACCGAAGAAGGCCGGGCCTGGGCAGAAACCCGCATCAAACAACTCACTGGCGGCGACAAGGTCACGGCGCGCTTCATGCGCCAGGACAACTTCACCTTCGCGCCTCAGTTCAAACTGCTGATCGTCGGCAACCACAAACCCGCCTTGCACAATGTCGATGACGCCGCCAAGCGACGCTTCAATATCATTCCGTTCACCACCAAACCGAACAAGCCAGACCGGCAACTGGAAGAAAAACTCAAGGCTGAATGGCCGGCGATCCTCAACTGGATGATCGAAGGTTGTCTCGACTGGCAACATAATGGGCTGGTGCGTCCCGGTGTGGTGGCACGGGCAACGGCCGAGTATTTCGACGATCAGGACATATTCGGCCAATGGCTCGATGAATGTTGCGTCATCGGAGCACCGGAGTTCGAAGTCGCCTCCAGGCTGTTTCAGGCATGGAAAGCGTTCGCTGAGCGCCAAGGCGATCGGTCCGGTAGCGCCAAGGCGTTCAGTGCAAACCTGACCAAGCGAGGGTTTATGGCGGATCAACAACGCATCAATGGCCACAAGTGTCGTTTGTACAGAGGTCTGTCTTTGCCATTCGATCCAGCCGCATCTGGAATAAATCATGATTGATGCCCCAAAAAACTCGGCATCTGTCCCGCATTGTCCCGCATTGTCCCGCATCAGGGCAATAATCCGGGACAGGCTAACATGCTGTTTTTGCAGTGGTTATCGGAACTTTTTGCGATCTGTCCCGGATGTCCCGCATTTTCCCGGCAAAAGAGCTCTCACGCGCGCGCGCGCACATACGCGTGGCAGGGGAACCGGAAAACGCGGGACATCCGGGACACCTGGGACAGCCCCGAATATCACCTGCCAATTCAAATCCAAAAACGAAAGGAACAACCGTGATTGCACCCCATGAAAGAGACGTATGTCAGCGCGCAAAAGAGCTCATGGGCAGCCCTTGGAAACTCGCCGAGCAAATCACATTTTTCCTAAAGCAAAAGCCCTCCCCAAAAAACGCTTTGGAAATTTGTGCTTTGCGTTTGGGCCTGGCGAAAATGTTCGCGGCCGATCACAACTGGAAACTCAGCCCCAGTCCCTTTGATATCCACGTCCTTGCAAAGCATGGGGTTTGGGGAATGCGTCAAATAGAGCGGCCTATCCACATCGACCATGCCTACTATTTTCGCACATCAGACAGGCGTGCCGCCGGTCTTGCGGTCCATCTTTATGACAACATCAATACCCACAAGCAGCAAGAAATCCGCCAATGGGCCGGGAAGAACAAACTCGAGGCCGAGTACCCCTCGGATTTTCCCAGTTGGTGGGTGCCAGGGTCAACGACCTTGGTTCTTTACCGCCCCTTGAAAAATCACAATCAGGATCGATGAGGCTCTCATTTCCAAAAGCCGGGTGGCGACGCATCCCCCCAGGAACACCGTCGCCACCCTCACCACCCTGCCAAGCAAAGGAGAAGCGATATGGATAAATCGAGTTTGACCAAACCGGAACCGGACGCAAGGGCCATGACGGTTCTTGCCCTGGATCTGGGCGCCAAGACCGGCTGGGCCCTACATGGCTCGGACCGGGCCATCACCAGTGGCACAAACGAGTTCAAGAATGACCGCTGGCAAGGTGGTGGCATGCGTTTCCTGCGGTTCAAACTGTGGCTCACCGAGATCAAGCAGATGGCCGGTGATCTGGATGCCGTGTTCGTCGAGGAAGTCCGCCGCCATGTCGGAACTGACGCATCGCACGCCTACGGGGGCTGGCTCGCCATTCTCACCGCCTGGTGCGAACACCATCAAATCCCCTACGAGGCTATTCCCGTCGGCACCATCAAGCGCCATGCCACCGGCAAGGGCAACGCCAACAAGGACGCCATGATCGCTGCCGCCCGCAGCCGTGGCTTCGATCCCATCGATGACAACGAGGCCGATGCCCTGGCCCTTCTCGGGTGGGCGCAAGAACATCGCATGACAGGTGCGGCATGACCGGCGAAATGATGCTCAAACAGGCTGCGGCCGCCGTTGCCAATCGTCGTGATGTCTACGGCGATCCGGTTACATCGATGACGGCCGTCGCCCGACGCTGGTCTATCACCCTGGACCAGCCCATCACGCCGGCCCAGGTGGCGCTCTGCCTGATCGACCTCAAGTTGGCCCGCCTGGCTGCCAACCCAGGCCACCTGGACTCCATGGTCGACGTGGCGGGCTACGCCGCCGTGCTGCGGGAGGTGAGCCCATGAGATGGCTTCCACCAGGCTATGGCGGCGAGCGCCGCTCGCCGGAGCAGGTCAAACGCGAAGGCTGGCGTGAACAGGGCGTACTCGCCGTGTCGGTCGATGATCAACGGCTGAGCTGGCCGGAACGGGAACTGGTTCGTCAATTGGCTGAAAAGCTCTATGGCAAGCAACAGGGGAAGGGGTAGACCCAGAATGACTGACTGGACACCCAAACAGGTCGAGGATCGCCTGACGGAAGCGGCCGACGTATTGAAGCGGTTGCCGGAGCAACGCGTGCAAGGGTATTTCAACCTCTGGCCCGAGGTGGTTCACGATTTTGCTGACATGGTCGGGCAGACGCCGGAACCCATGCGCCGTCCACCGCCCCCGCCCGCCGCCATCTCGCGCATGGAGGAGACCATCGGCTGGGTCAAGTTCCTGGCCCCCGAGGATGCCCGTCTGGTTTGGATCCGGGCCGAGGGCGCGCGTTGGAAGGAGATCTGCTGGCGCTTTGGCGTCGCCCGGGCAACGGCGCATCGGCGCTGGCAGTACGGTCTCAGCGTGATCGCCCTCAGGCTCAACGGGCGTCCCGTTCCGGTGAGACGGTCGCAGTCC